CATCATTTATACAATCTGAAGTAGCAAAAGGTATTAAAAATAGATGTGAAGAAGCAAATTCTCCGGGGTCTCCATCTCAATCAGGAGCAACGAGAGAGCAACCTGATAATCCTCATGAATTAAGTGCTGCTGATGTAATCCGCAATGAAAAAATGTTGAGAAAGGTTCCTCTTTCTAGTCCTTGTAAGAAGCAAAAAACGGATTTAAAAAATATACAAATAGTAATAGAAAATCTAACAAAAGACATTAATAAAGTTCAACAAGCAGCAAATAGTTATATTGATGCAGTCTCTACAAATTTAAATATTTCAAAATTGGAATCTATTTTAGAATCATCTGCTTCTAAAATATCATTTTATATGAAAAGTATATTTGACCAAGTTCGTGGTTATGTTTTAAAACAATTTAATGCTCAAGTTTCTAAAGTTGTGGATAAGTCTTTTCCGAACCAAAGAAATAAAATTTTAAATTTGAAAGAAAAGGGGACTAGCAAACTTTGTTGTCTTTTTAATAAAATTATTGGAAAATTGCCGGGACTTATTTCATCTTTTCTTTCGGGGATATTTAAAGATGATAAAGGAAACTTTAAACCAGTTGCTCCAGTTGAAGGAACTACACCAATAACACCAATTTGTTCTGTTGAAGAAATAACTGGTAATGTTCTTGGTAATGTTATCGGAGAGATGACAAAGGGAATTGATAGTGCTATTAATCCTCTTGGAAATTTTGCAGCAGAATCTCTTGGTTCTTATTCTCAACTTGGTGGAAATATTGGTGATGTTACTAATGTGTTCCCAATTGATTCCTTGCAAAAAAAAGCATCTTCTTATATTGGAGATACTTTAGATCCTGCTGGAGGTTCTATTGGAAATTCTTTAGCAGCTACCACTTCAATTTTAAATCAAAGTTCTTCTATTATTGGTGGAATTACTGGCAATATAACAAGTGCTTTGGGATTTGTTAATTCTATTATATCTTTCTTTAGTTGTGATGAAAAAGAATCTTGCCCAACTAATGATTACCATACTTTTCAAAGTGGAGGTGGTGCTTCTAAAACTATTGAAGAACCTGTTCTTTCCAATATTGCCAAGAATACAAAACAGAATGATACATTACCTAAGAAATCTAAATCATTTGCACGCCCTGGAAAAAATGTACGTGATGTATTTGCATAATCTTCATAAATATGACTATATGTGTGGATTAGTGTTTATTTAAATGTCTAAAAATAGCACTTTATTAGGAACTGTAAATAAATCTTCCATAACTGTTGGGTATATAGATCCTAACTTGGGTTATGTTGATAATGTTTCGATAAATGATGCAAATAAATATGCCCAGGGTAATCCAGGAACTATTTTTATTTTTATAGATGGGGATAATACTTTAAAATTTTTAAATATAAATCAAGTAAATTCTTTAAAACCTTCTGATATTGTATCTAAAAAGAATAAATGTGATTCATCACCTAAAAAATGCGGACCACCTATTATAAATTTTTTCGGTGGTGGTGGAATTGGTGCTAGTGCTAATCCCATTATAGGTTCTGATGGTTCTTTACTTGCCGTTGATATCATATCTGGTGGATATGGATATAGATTTCCCCCTAAAGTTGAAGCTTTGGATGATTGCCAATTTGGAAGTGGTGCTGTACTAATATCAAGATTGGGAGAAACTTCAACTTCTTTTCAAAATTTTGATACTGAAGATGATGTAGAAGAATATTCGATAGAGGAAGAGGAAGATGAATCTATAGTAGAGTGGGGAGTGGATGGAGAACCACTTGGAAATTGGAACGCAGATGATTATGATTTTGATATTGAAAATGATCCAATAAGAAATGAAATAGAGAAATTTCAAAGAACTGTTGTAGAAAATCCTTTTTGGACAACCAGAAAAAATAAACCAACTAGAATTACTTCGTTAGACCAGTCATATTCTACTTCATATGATGTAACTTTTCCTAGTTGGAATGAGTTTATGAATACATATGCAATTTCTCCAGTTCCTCCTTCGGATTTCCCTGGAAGTGATTTTGCTGGTAGAATTTTTACCTTTGAGTGGGTCCAAGAGTTTCCTTATGCTGGAAATTATACATTCAATGGTTTGTGTGATAATACCGCAACATTATATCTTGATGATGAATTACTCTCAGAAAGAATTGGCGGATTTAATCAGCCAGTATCATCTATTACTCGATCAGTTTCTGAAGGATTTCATACAATTCGTGTTGATTTGTTGAATATACCAGTAGAAGATAATCAACCCACTCAAGTTTCTTCTAAAGTTGATGTTACTTTTAGAGTTTATGGTCAAGGAAGAAACTGTGATAAGATGAAAGTTTCTTTTATATCTCAAGATGGTAAAGATAGTTTTACTATAAACGGAGCAGATAGTTCTGGGAAAAGTAGAAAAGATGTTGTTAATCTAAGACCGAACGTAAATTATAAAGTAGTTGTAACATCAATTAGAGGTAAAGTTGAACAGGGAACAATATCTAACGGGTCCAAAAATAAAGAGGGTGGTTTAATAGAATCCAATAAAATTTTTGGTGACCATATTGGATCTGATAATGATAATGATGACGTGCAAATCACTTGCGAGTCTGGTATTTTTAAACCTTCCAATAAAAGAGAAAGTAATGGTAGAAGTACTTATGACCTTATTTTTAGGGTAGATTCAAATGTAGTAAGTACATCTTCTCCAAATAAGGTTTCATCAATACAATCTTCAAACAATTATGTTATTCCCAAAATTAGATTTGTTGAAAAGAAGGGCCAATATTATATTGAAGTTGAAGGTGAAGGGACGATAAAAGCAAAAGTTAAAATGGAAGTGAATGATAATCCATTCACTAATGACATTGCTGCGAGTGAAATAGTTCTCCCAACAGATGCAGGAAACGTTTCTTTTAAAAGAACTCTTTTAGGTGAGACAAGAACAATTGATTATTCATTTTTATCATATAAAGAAAAAGAGACTATAACTAAAAATGTAATTTTCACTGGTGGAAAAAAATATGGACCTATTGAAATTGTTGGAAGTAGTTATAATCAAAAATTAAACGGATCTAAGAGATTAGATTTACTCGATGCTGATGGAGAAGATGCAAATATTAAATTTGAAATTTTTAGTATTGAACCCATAAAGCAGACTGACATATCTGTAGGTTCTGTAATATCTCCAATTTCTTGGAATCAAAACCCTATGGGTATTTCTCTCACCATTGATGCACCAATACCACCTACACCAAAGGAACCAATGGAAATTGTTTCTGATAAAAGGTGTCCACCAAACCCAATTTGGTCAACTAGATTTCCAAATTCAACAGAGTCTTGGTATCCGGTTCGTTTTACTCAACCAAATACTTGGAGTGAGTTTATGAATAGGTATGCAATTTCTCCAGTTCTTCCTTTAAATGTTCCTGGAAGTGATAAGTCTGGAATAACTTTTTCAAATACTTGGAGTGTTGATATTCCTTTTGATGGATTCTATACTGTAAAAGGTACTGCTGATAATTTTGGAAGAATATTCATTGACGGGAATCAAATAAAAGTATTGGATGGGTTTAACATTAATAAGCCATCTTCTACAAAAATATTTTTATCTGAAGGGTCTCATACTATCACAACTGAAGTAATAAATTATCCTACAAACTTGCCATCTACAATAGATAAAAAAATATTCAGTACCCAAGATTGGAGAAGTCCCAATAAAACAGTTTCTTCTATAGATGTTGTTTTTAAAGTTTATGGTCAAGGTAGAAATTCTGATAAACTGATTGCTACATTTGTTTCGGAAAATAAAAAAGATACTTTTACTATAAGTGGGTCTAAAAGTTCTGGACAAAGTAGGAAAGATATTGTTAATGTTAAACCTGGAGTAAAATATAAAGTTTTTATAACCTCAATTAGAGGTAATGTTGAGCAGGGGACAATATCTAATGGAACAAAAAATAAAGAAGGTGGTCTAATAGAATCCAATAAAATTTTTGGCGACCATATTGGATCTGATAATGATAATGATGATATTCAGATAACATCTGAAATTGGTATTTTTAAACCCTCTAATAAAAGAGAAAGTGGTGGTAGAAGTACTTATGACCTTATCTTTTATGTTGAACCAAGTGAAGCATCTTCTGCCAGTGTTACAACTATAGGTGAAGTTAAATATTCTGGACCACCAATTTTTGCACATAATGATAAAAGATGGAGTGATTTTGTTAATAATTATTCAGTTTCTCCTAGAGTTTTTTCTTCTATTAGCGAACCAGAGTCGCCAGTAGTTGGTAAATATACTTTAACGTGGTCAAACGTAGAATTTCCTGAAGATGGTACTTATAAAATAAATTTCCAGTCCGATAATGAAGGAATATTAAAGATAGGTGGAAAACAAATTGTAAAGGTTTCTGACTTTTCTTCAGTTCCTGTGCAATATACTGCAAATATAACTGCGGGCAAATATGATGTTGTGATAGAACTTGAAAATTTTGAGAGATCTGAAGATGATATTAATAGAAATTCATATCGTTTCTCTCAAAACCCAATGGCAACTGCTTTGTATATTAGTAAAGATATTACTTTTAACAATTCTTCCAACTTTTCTTGGAGTGATAATCCAATGGGAGTTTCTGCTGTTTTAATATCTCCACCTTGTCCTAAAGATATTGGTGGAAGGGGAGTTGTTAAAGATGTGATTGTTGAAGATCCTGGTAATGGATACTTGCCACCAGAACCTACTGGTCAAACATATCCAGTAACTCTTGAATTAACTGATATTATTGTAACTGATCCTGGAATTAATTATAATTGTGGTTTTGATGAAATTAAAATAGTACCAGATAATGGGGCAAAATTATCTTATACCTGTGATTCTTTTGGTAGAATATTAGATGTTACTGTTGTTGAACCTGGAATAGGATTTACTTCATATCCAAATATTTTTATGCAAACACCTACACCAACTCAACCAACGGGTGTTAATGCATCCTTTATTCCTGTTTTTAGTGTTGTTAGAGATCCTATTGAAGTTCCAGAAGATAAATTAATTCAAGTTACAGATTTGGTTGGTCTTAAACAAACTGGATATGTTAATGGTCGTCCTTACTATGGTGCGGTTTATTATGAAAATGGGATTAGATATGCTGGATATTATAAGACTGTTGGAGTTCCTGTTATTGTCTATAACTCACTACAAGAGAGTATAACTGGTAGAATCACAACACCTGCAAGTGCAATTGAAGTTTCTGGTACTGATATATCTACAAATAACCCAAGATTAAATATACCACAAACTCCAGAGACTACCACAGAGTTGTAGTTAAATAGTAATATGAATTTTTAATATTTTTCTAAATGGCAACCCCCCAAAATACAAGAAATACTAGAGTTGGTTCCCCAAGAAGCGATGCTTACGCTGCTGGTTCTTTGCCTCCAAATAATAGGTCAAAGAAAACCTATACAACAGTTCGTTATGGAAACGACCACGGTTCTATAAGTTTTGGGCACATTCATAAACAAGCTGATGTTATAGCGGATGTTTTACTTCAGGCTTCTGATGGAAGACACTCTATTATAATGGATAAAGATGGACCTCGCTCCGGAACCACATCTATGTTTGCGCCTGGATCTTTTCAGGTACAGTGTGGTGATGACCTGAGTGGGGATGAAAATGCCTTAGTGCTGACATCTATAAATGGCGATATTATTATCAGAGCTGAAAACGGAAGAGTTCGTATTGAAGGACTTGATATTGATCTTATTGCAAAAGGTGGAGAAGGTAGGGGAAATATTCAAATAAAAGCTGAAGCGGGTAATTTAAATCTTAAAGGAAATAATGTAACTTTGGATGGAACTTCTTCCTATAAACTTGTTACAACAGGACAGGCTCAAATAACCGCAAATTCGAGTATGCAAATATATAGTTCTGTCATACAGGGAGTCACTGATGCTGTTGCAAATAAAGACTCTAAAGTTGGTGGAAGATCTTTTTACAAAAAACAAACAAAAGTTTCTTAGGAGAATATAAATGGCATTTTTAGTTGATGATTCTGCCGTAGGGGGACAGTTTGTTTGTGGCGCAGGCAAACCAGTTGCATTGGGAATAGGAGATCAAAAAATAAGAGGTTCTGGATATGTTGAAGGTCCTTTTCAAGTTGGAAAGGCAAGCGATCATACTAGTCCTCGTGCAACTTTGCTTGTAGGAAGATTAACAAATTCGGATACTGCTTCAGCATTATATTCTCTTTGGGTTAGATTGTATTCAAGATTTCAAAATTTTGTTAGGGTAGATATACTATTAAAATCCAAGTATATTGAGGCAAAGATAGTTAGAACACATATTCTTCAAGCATCAATTAAGAATTTTGTAATTGA